AGACATACCAGCAGTATGTGATGCAAAGCGATTCTCATACTGAGGATGACCTTTTATGTTCTCCTCTCCACCATGCTTTTTAGCAAGAGCCTTTCTCTTCTTCTCATAATCAGGAGATTTTGTATTGTCATACTTTGCCTTTGCTTCTTTTACTTCCTTATGATGATCTCCACCACACTTTATACAAGGAACTTTACCACATTTACAATCACATTCTTTAGATTCTTTAGTTACCTTAATAAGAGGATTCCTATCATTATCAAATTGTGCTTCATTACTTGGAAGTTCATCCCTTTGGAAGTAAACAACTTTACCACCAGGATATACTTTTATGATCTCATCTTGGACATCACCTCTAGAAGGCATTTTTGCTTGAGGGAAGAACATCCTGATGTTATACATCTTGCCACGCCATTGTACACCTACCATAACGATGTGACCGAATTCTGATGGTAGCCTTACTGCTTCATCAACTGTCATTTGGAGTTCCCCCGATTGTTTTTTAAAAGATTCTTCTTTTTGAGTAGCAGCAGCTATTTCTTTAGAGATGTCTTCTCTCTCTCTTTTCTTTGCTTTTGCCTTTGCCCTTGCAGCAAGTGCTTTAGAAAATACCGCTCTTGAATTTGATTGAGATGCTTGCGACTTTTGAACAGTTGAAGCAACAGTTGCCTTTTGCTTCTGAACATTTGCAAGTCGTTTGTCATCAAGACCCTCATTAACATCTACATTACCTTTGGTATCTGTAGCTGAATGAATAGTCTTATGTCTTTGATCTCTTGCCCTTTTAGTTGCTTTGAGTTCTTTTTTTGCTTGATTATAAGTATCTTCTTCATTAACCCATTGATCTGCTGCCTTCATTTTAGGCATAACATCTTCAGGTCTAATAAGATCAATAATCTCAGCAAATTTTTCACCAGTGCAAGTACGAAGAATTACGTTCTCGCCCATTCCACCACCATCACCATTGCCACCATCACCACCATTACCATTAGTGTCATTTTCATCCCCATCATCTTCGTCTTGAACAAGACGACCTTTACCACCTATATGGTATCCAGAAGGAACCTTTTTACACTTTTTATCAGTATAGCAATAATAATGACCCTTTTTACATGACTTGTTCATGTGGTCTTCAAAGACCTCATTATTAATCTCAGTAACAATTAGATCTACAATCTTAAGACCTTCAATCTGTGGATTGGGAGGAAGTTCGATTTTAGATTTTAATTTACTTTTTGCCACAGCAACTTCATTAGGATTAGACGATTTAGTCATATTCCTAATCTTAGATTGCTTAGAAGCATCTTTATGAGATTTTTTATCAATAGCAAAACTCGTCATATTTAAACGCAGTTTTTTCTATTTATCTTTTTCTTCTGCTTTATTCTTTTTCAACAACTTAGATAATTCTGCAGTTGAACCAAAGAACATTGCATTAGTTACATTAGTTGGACCTTTTGGACTCTCTTCTTCAATCTCTTTAATTTTTTTCTGAAGATCCACCAACTTATCTGTTGTATCAGCAACAGATTTAATAAGTTGACCAACAACCTCAAATGCTCTTGCTTGACCTTGATCAACTGCTATCTCTAAAGCACTATCTAATGCTTCTTGACCCTTCTCTATAATACTGTAAAGATTACCACGAGTATACTCATAATCCTTTTCAATATCCTTATCCTTATTCTTAGCAACTGGTTCTGGTCTTTTGGGTTTGTCCTTTACAACCTCAGTTTCCACTGCAGGTTCTATATCAAAAGTGTCGTTTAAATCTTTAAATTTATCAGTCATAATCTTACCCAATGTCGTTCTTGGTATATACCACCCCAAGGTTCAGTAGGCACTGGCATTGCAAAGCTTACAGATAATCTAGGTGTCATGGTCGTTGCTAGGTGTGGATGATATGCAGGAATGAATACTGCATCTCCTGGTTCCATAACAGTATTTATTACAGGGTCAGTATCCATCTCCATTTGTTTTGAATATTGCTCCCTATCAGATACTTCATCCCATATTTTCCAATGAGTTGTTCCCTCACACTGAACTATAACATTATCACTCCTATCAAAATGAATTCCAAAGGGATGATAATCTAGATTTCTACATGAATAGATATGAGCATCAACTGCCGATTTAAATTCTTGTTCAAGTTTATGAGTAGCATTATTTAAAGTCTCTGTAGATCGAGACATCTCAGTAAACCAACAAGTATAATTTTGAATTGCTTCTTTAAGAACAGAAGGTGGATAACATCCTGGATTAGTTGTCCATACATCATTCTTCCAAGACATATCTAGATCAGAAGTGAGTATATGAACTCTCTCCTGTGTCATTAATGGACGTATGTTTATTATATTCTCAAATTCATTCCAAGATAATAAATTAGGATAATAACCCTTCACATAGTTTGGTTTCATTATCCGTTAAAACCAAAATCATCCCCTGCTTCTATAAGTGCATTATCAGCACTAGTAATTCCTTTGACATCACTACCACGAACATGTTCTATGGCAGTTGTATTATAAGAAGCACGTTTTACAGTTAGTTTATTACCAGTAATGTCGGTAATATACATTGTCTCATTATTAATATCAATAAATGTATTTGCTGCTAATCCTGCAGAATCATCTACTGGAATAGTAACTGCTGTTGCAAGAACATCTTCTGCAAGGTTTGCAATAACATCTCCAGTGTAATTCTTGGTAGCAACTGGTGTAGCATATGTAAGTTGACGACCTGAACCATATGCTGCACTTGCTTCTCCAGGTGTAATACCAATAGATACCTTCTTGATAAGATCTTTTGGTGTAGTTGGAACAGGACCAAATAAGTATGTTTTAGCAGTAAAGCTTAAAGTATACAATAATACCCTTCTTGTACTATAATCTCCTTCATAGTTGTCCTCAAATCCAACTTGATCTAAGGTAATTGGAATATCTTTTTTCTCTCCAATAGTATCTACTAGATCAACCGTAATTGTATAGTTAGGTTGAAAATATGGAAGTATTTGCTCTACGATTTGTAAAGCGTCATCATTTAAGAGAGTCATTACTGACAACTCAAACTGCATGTTGTAAGGAACAGGCATATAGACCTTACGAACATCCTTTTTATCAGTTTTTATTGAAGTTACGAATGTTTGTGTTGCACCAACCTTTCTAGAAGTATCATACTCAAGTCCAGTAAATTCAAAGGACATTCTAGGTAAACTAATAGATACTGGTTTATTCAGATCTGGTTGTTGTTCAATTCTTGCTAAAAACTTTTGAGTAGGTCCATATGCCAATGGAACTTTAATAATCGCAGATGGATCATTAGCAGCATCACCATCTCTATGAATAGTAATATTGTTGAAGAGAGTACCGAATCCAATTACGGTTTTTCTAAAAATTTGATGGTAAAAATGATCAAACATAATTATACATTTCCAAATGGGTTACTTTCGCTAAAATCTAATAAGTTATCTGCTTCAGATTCTATAGTTGCATTTTGAGGATATCCAGTTTCTGGAAGATCATCACTATTTAGATCGCTTATACAGAACCTTGTAGAGGTTTCTTGTCCAACAATGTATTCCCCTTTCTTGAAGGTTCCAACAATCTGACCTATTCGTAACTCTCTAGTTACAGCATTCCACGTCTTAACTTGTGCCGTTGCACTACTTGCAGTACCAACTATATCCTCTCCTCTATTAAATGAACCAGTTCCTCCAGTTTGTACTGGTGGTGCAATTAATATCTCAGGTGAATCAGTATACCATCCACCACAATCTTCGTAAACAAGTGCAGTAACTGAACCTGCAGCAGATACAACTGCTTTAACTACCGCTGGTATAGTTGTACTACCAATACCACTATATCCATCAGGTGCAAATGCAACTGTTGGTATTCCGACATACCCACCACCACCATTAGTGATAGTAATAATACCACAAACACCATCAGCAATTTGAGTTATACCATAAGCACCACGTCCAGTATCAGTCATAAATCCAACCCTTGGTGCTACTGTATATCCAGCACCTGGATTTGTTAGATTCACTGCTTGAACTCTTGATAGATCTGCATTTGGTTCACAGAAATCTACAAGTCCAGATATCATTGATGTTACACCAACTGTTGTTTGACCTCCAGCAGGAGCAGAAGAAAATGCAACTTGAGGTGGGTGAGTATATCCAGATCCTCTTCTAGACACTATAACTTTACGAACACCACCATCAACTAACGTTGTTACAGCAGTTGCTTGTGATGCTATTCCAGCAAGAGTCATTGACTGTATATAACCTTCCTCTTCAACATTATCATCAATAAAGTCTATTCCTGTATCAACCTCTTCATCGTTATACATGAATAGTTCACATCTCAACTCATAGACATAATTCTTTTGTAATTGGTAGAATGGTTTTTCATGCTCTACATATTTGATTTCAAATAACCTATCACCTAATGGAAAATATACTAAGTCTCCTTCCTTAGGTCTACTTGCTAATTTAATACCTTTTATTGGTTCTATACGTTTTTGTATCTCTTCCTCATACCTCTCTTTAGAGATAATCAATGTCAAATCATCTAACTCTTGAACACCAAACTTAGATAGAAGTGTTCCTGCTCCAGAATATCCATCAAATGTCTCAACGTATGCTTCTAAAGGAACAGCATTAGCAAAGTTAGATCTGGAGACTTCCTCCATAACTGTTTTCTCTGCACCATAAGTTCTTGGTATGTAATAAACTTCCACACCAAACATCTTTAATTGTTCATTCACTAAGTCCTGAACAAGATTTTGTTCTCCTTTAGATCCATGAAGGAAGAATGGATTAAGTGCCATGTTCCTAACCTATCATATCTAAAGGTGGCAATTCGTATGTAGAAGACATCTTCTCGATAATGGCATCCATTTCTCTTTGACCATCATCCTGTATTTGTCTTCCATTCATTTCAATTCCACCAGGCAACTTAACACCCTGGAACTTACTTAAATTAACACCCCATTGACGTTTAATTAAAGCAGTCAAATAAGGTTTTAAAAATCTATCATTCCATATTTGATCAGAAGTTGCAGGATCTAATGCTCTATAACAATCTAAAATTATATAAGTACCTACTTCAATAGACTTCCAATCAATATCAAGATATAACTTATCTTCTCTTTGATTGTATCTTATTTGTTTTTGTGTTGATAATAACCAATCCAAATCCTCAAGATAACTCTTGGTCATTGAATATGTTAATAATTCAGTTGATCCCAAATAATAAATGTCATTCAAGAATAACTGATACTTAATACTGAACATTCCAGCAGAAAGTCCACCACCACCTTCAAATTTAAAAATCTTTGATACACCCATAACTGAGGGTGGAACTTTTATGTAATTACCATTCTCATACCAATTAAAAGTAACATTACCTTGATTAGGAATGTTATCAGTAACAGATGTTGTAGCAATACCTGCTTTACCACCTTCATGAGGATACTCAACAGTACCTCTGTCTATATCATCCTGAGTTATTTGATACTTTAAAAATGCTTGAGTAGTACCATCAAAATGACGTTCGTGGAATAATTGAATAGCATCATCCACCAGATCATCAATCTGCTCTTCAGCAACATTAACCTCCAATACAGGAGCACCTAATTGCCTTTTACAATAATCTATTAGTCCTTGGCGACTGGTTGGTTTTGCCATCTTATTCTTCTAACAGTTGTCGTAACATAGATTTAATATCACCTAGATCGGATTTTAACTCTTGAACTTGATCTTCAAGAGTATTTACCCGATCAACATCAATTTGTTTAGACCTTCTTAGGGCAACATATGAAGCATGACCTTTTCTGTCAGTATTAATGATTGCATTAGACTCCATATCTCTTACAAGATAACTGTGTCCTTCAACCTTCAGAAAACGTTGTTCCATATTATGCTAATGCAATTGCCCTCAAGTCTCTTATCCTTGGAGGATATGCCTGATTTGTAGATGTTCCAACAATCTTAATGCTGAAGTATCTAAACTCAGGTAAATTATCTATGGTAAATTCATAATCACTAAATGGAATGTCATCACTTCCATGTGCCAGTACATCTGTCTTAGGAAGTTTCTTATCTGGGAGACCACTGTTTTTAGCAATATCAATGATATTACCGTTAACGTCAAAGTTACCATATCCAGGGAATGGATAATATATTGGATCAGATTCAACATCATCAGATATTGAATAGAATGCTCTAATATCACTAAATGTGTTTAAATAAGCAGCTAAAAGAACCTTAATAGAAGTACCAGAATTCTCCAATGCAATTGGTTTATTTGCATAAATGAATGCTGTTGGATCTTCTGTTATTGTAGAAGCTCTAGAATCACTTGCATAATCACTAATTGGTTGGTTAACCCTATTACTAATAAGTACCATACCAACTCTGTCTAAGTCAATAACTGGAGATATATCACTATCAGCAGTTGATAAAGTGAATATCACTTCCATCGACTTATTACCTGGACGAGTATCCAATTGCTGGAGTTCATTAACTCTTGAAGCAATCATCCTTGGTGAATCAAGGAATGTATCCTCATCCATATTGATAGGAACAGTTTCAGTCTCAACGAATGAAGACTCAGGTCCATCAATACTTTGTGCAGTAGTACTCTTTAATTCAGCTTTAACTGAGGTATTTGGTAATACCATAGTCTGAACAATAGGTTTAACTGCTTCAAATTGAATGTTCTGTGTTGCATTAATTTCTGCACCACCAGCAGACTTAGACTCATTAATGAATAGTTTGGGGAATCCAATACCAGTACTTCTATCAGTACCATTGGTAGCAGACATATCAAGTTTCAAATAATAAGAATCAAGAGTTATAGATCTTGCAGGTGTTGCATCCTGTAATGTATGGGTCTTATTAATACGTCTCAAGGAGACACCATTAACCTCATACTTCTGTACAGGAGTCTTAACAGGATATGTAAATGGAGTTGTTTGATCAATAGATCTAGTAATTCCAGTTAACTGTCCAGCAGAAATTCCAGTGTAAGAGATAATCTCATCATTAATCTGAATGTAACCAGGATTGGTAGCAGCAACGCCAACATTCTCAAAGGTTTCAAATCCTGTAGTATTAGCAATACCAATAGCAGCAGAACTAGAGTTTGAATACTCTGCAGATAATGTAGTTGGTTTAGAATCTGTTAGAACGTTACTAATAACGACTCTATTAATTCCTTCATGCATACCGTGGTTCTTATGGTTCACTTTAATATGCATTCCATCTTCTTCTAAGGAATTTAAAGCATAGTCACTAATTACAACATCTGATCCAAATCCAACGGATACCATAGTGGTAATTCCAGCACTTGGACTGATAAATTGTAATGGTTTTGTAGAACTAATCTCAAAATCACCTTGAACATTATCTAAAACTAATTCATTAGTTCCAGTAATAGCACCCAATGATAGTTGCATATTTCTACCCAACTGATCATTACCAATTGTAGGGACTGTCAAAACGTCACCAACTTGATACCCAGTACCACCAGAGTTAATGGTTGCAGCAATTGCAACTCCATTTGAACCACTAGCAGCACCAACAGTAATATCAGCAGTTGCGTTCTTACCAATTCCACTAAAGGATGCTAATGCAACATTAGAGAATGTAAATTGATTACCATCTGAAGGTGTATAACCAATACCAGCATTAATTATGCTTAAATCGCCTGTGGCAGAACCACCAGCACCAACATAATCCGCTTGAGCATTACCATTCTTTTGAATGATTGTATTACCTAGAACCAATCCAGATGTGTTTACAATATCGTTAGTGGATACAAGTAACTTCTTAGAGTTGAACTCAAACGCATCATTAACTAAAGTAGCAATTTGTTTGTTACCTTTTGCTAATTCTGGGTTGAAGAAGGATACTGTTCCAGATTGCTCTTTAAACTTAGCACCATAAAGTGTAAATTTAAGATCTTCATACTGACTTGGGTTCCATGTAGATCCGTTCTGTGACTTGAATAGAGAACCAAGCATTGGTTGTGCAGACACAATTACTTGCCTTGATTCTGGTTGTAATAAAGTACTAACATCAACTTCACCCATCCTAGAAATCCAAACAGTATATTCGTTAGACTGTGATAGTAGAACGACTGAATGATCAGTTCCAGGTTGTAAGTAAACTGGTGATGGGAAGACAATAGTAGTTGGTGTTCCACCATCTACTGATTCGATAATATCCGCAGGTTCGACAATTACCTCACCAAATGGATATACCTCTTCCGAAGGTACACCAGCAATCATTGGTCTTAATTGGACCGTTACAGGTAGAAGTGGATCTTTTGTTCTGAAATATACTTCAATTTCAGTAACGAATAATCCACCACCATTCTGCACTGAGAATGATTGAGCTAATGGATCTTTACCACCCCTCGCAGGACGTGGAGGTGGAACAGGGGGATCAGGTGGACGTGGAGGTCTTGGCGGTCTTGGAGGGACAGGAGGAGTACGCTGAGCTGCTCTCCTTGCCTCAAACCTTGCTATCGCTGCTTGAGTAGTTGTTAAACCACCACTTGGTCTTGGGGGATCTCTTGGTGGAACCTGTGGAATAGGTCTTGGGGGATCTGGGGGTGGTGGTGGAGGTGGAGGGGGTGGAGGCAACGGCACTACACTAGTTTGTGTGCTTGTCGTTACTTGTTGTGTCGATGTAACTTCTGTTGCGGGTCTGGATTCAGTAGCAGCAACAATATCAAATCTAGGTCTTCTTGTAGACCTGATTGTTTCTTGCATATTGTTGAGAGTACCTTGAGCAAAGTATTGCTCTTCACCAGAAGTTCCTGTCATTCCACCAATAGTACTATTAGTAGAACTACTTGTTAATCTGAATATCTTAATTCCTACTTCAAACGATGGATTAGATGGAGTATTTGGATCTGGAATATAGAATGATCCAAGGATTGTTCCAACTTGGTCAGAGAACAATCTTACATCTGTAATTTCTGCTTCACCATTAGCACCACGTAATCTCATTCCTGTTCTCAACCATCCAGAATATAGACCTTGAGTATTATCTGCTAAAGATACAGTATCTACGTTAAGTAGAACCGAAGAACTTGAGTATGTTTCAGGAATAGTATACAAATCATCATAAGGACTAGTTGTATATAAATCTGTTGGTGCAGAGATTGGTCCCAGTTTATGATTAGACTGAGCAACTCTAAATGTTATCCTAGGAGTAGATTGACTAGTGCCTGTAACAGCACCTGTTGCCATTGTTCCTGTAATTAATTCACCAACTTGGAATGTACCACTAATCATCCTAATTTCTAAAAGTTTAGGTATGACAAATGCGTTTACATCCTGTCCATCAAAGAATCCATAAAGTCTTGTTAATGGTTTAAACTTACGTCCAGTAAATTCAATATTCCTAGACCTCATGAATGCAATAATTGAGGTACTTACTACCTTATCACCTTCATTTACAACGTCAGTTTGCTCACTAATTCTTAATCTATTACCACCTCTAGTTGAAGTACCAGTTCTAGTGGTTGTGGTTGTAGTTGTAGTCTGGAAGTTATTTGTAGTTACAATTGCACTACCATTATTTCTAGATGATGATCCAGTTTGTATTGTTGATGCATTTGTAGTAGCACTAGATCCTGTCCATGCAGTGTTCCATGCACCCCATCTAACTGGTCCTAAACCAGACTGTGGATCATAACCATCAAATTCTAATTGTCTACGTGTTTGAGTATAGTTATCAACCTCTATTCTCTGAGGTGCTAATCTAACCTGATCAATCCAAATATCAGATGATGGGAATAGTTGAATATTACCAGTGTAAGTTGTTACAAGATATGGAGTAACATTTTCAACTCTAGTAGCATAAACCTGTTTAATTTCAGGTTGTGAATCATAATCAAGTGTTAATAACTGTCCTGTTCTTCTAATACCAGATCCAACTAAATCAGTAACAAATCTAGGATCTGCAGTAGCACTTGCTGTTGTTCCAATTCCAATTAAGGACTTAGAACCAATTAGCATATCAACTTCAGTTGTATAGTGTGTTGGTCTTAATTCTAAGTTTACTGGGTCAACACTGTTAGTTACCTTACCTGGTTTTAACTGAGTCGCTGTTCCACTAAAGTTATCAACATAGATACCAGACTTAAATCTAGTTAAACCTGCATTATCAGGAATAAACAGACTTTCTGTATTAGATTCTAGAAGAGAGAGTGCAGTGTAGTACTCTAAGTTCTGAATTCGATTCTCCAATAATGCAATATCTTGCATTCTGTATCTCTTATGAGACTTAAGAAGTATCTCTACATTCTCAGCATTACAGATATATGGTGGAAGTTTACATGTTGCAACTTCCAATGCATCCTCAATAGGAATTGGGGGTAAAGGATCATCTGCAGGAATACCTTTGATTAACTGGAAGTCACCATCCTTAGTCAAATATAATCTATCAATTCTTGGTTGGTAGTAAGAATATTGTATTCTAATTGATTCATCAGATGCTAAAATATTCTTTGCAGAGTTAGTAGCATTAGTAAATACTCTTGCATCATATTCAAATGGAGATAACCCAGTTGAATTTAAATTAAAATTAGTTACTCTAGGTCTAATATCAATAACATCAGTTAACCTTGTACCCTCTTTAATATCAGGTAGTACACAGAAATCAATCTGATCATAAGAAGAAACCGTAGTTATATCACCATCATCTGTAGATGCAAACTCTGCAGATTCAAAAATAATTTTTAACTTTTTGCGAGGATCTTTACTATTGGTCTTTCTTACTAATCTAGAATAATCACAAATAGTCTCTCTTTGTCCACTATCTAAAACAAATCTATCTTTAATGTCAGGATCGCCTGGCTCAAAATCATTAATAGTACCTGTTATTCCACTTTCCGTAAAATTAACTTGCTCATTTAATTCAAGTCTTAAATCACTTAAGTATACAAATGATGCAGTTTGACTATTAATACGTTCAATATACAGACCTATAGCACCTGTTGTTTGTCCAACAAACTCTTCCCCAACAATTAAGTCATCTACACGTCCAGTTGGTCCATTCATATTAAACAAACTAACTGATGGTAGTAATGGATCAGCAGTTGCACCCGATTCAAATACACCATAAACTTTGGTTACATCAGGTTCTCCAAGACAAATTTCTTTATCCTGAACTCTTAATCCATAACCATAAGATCCATGAGATAATCCATCATTTAAAGTAGTTGTTCCAATACCAGAAGTTACTAATTTGGATTTATCAACAATAATAGAATTAGTTCTAACCTTGTTCTTAACCTTGTTCTTAATATTAATCTTTTGAAGTGTAGCAACTAATCTGGCAGATCCAGCAGTAGCAGATAATCCAAATACCCTTAATTCTCTACCACCATTAGTAAAACGAAGTTTATCTGCAGTTAATTCTTCAGTAACACCAGCATCATTTACCAATATATACCGTTCTTCATCATAAGGTAAGAATGTTTCATTCTGACCAGACTGAACTGTATTGGTAGCATTAGCAGTAATAGTTACATCATATTCCTTCCTAATTGTAATAGATGATTCTGTTACATCAACATCTGAGATCCACTTCTTAGGTAGAGGTGTATATAAGGTGTTGTCAGCAGAAGATTGGAATTTACTACCAATTAATTGGAAATCATTTACATTAGTTTGTGTTGTGGGTAATCCACCATCACAGATACCACCTACAGTAGTAATACCAGCAATTCTAATTGCATCGGCATTAACAATAGAATCAACAATACCAAAAGATCTAACTGGAGATGCACCAGTATTAACTGCTGGGTTAGTATAAGATACAAGATCACCCTTCTTTATCTTCTGGAAGAATGAAATACCTGTACTTGTAACCGTAGATAAACCAGGTGCTGTACCAATTTTAGGAGCAATTTGACATGATCCAAAATTAATTTTGGTAGAATTTTTAACATCAGCGTTATATGTACCAACACCAACTGAACTATTAATAGATTTTACATCTGATATTGAATATGCAGTTACACCAATAGCAATTCTATTGTCATCAATACCATTGAATATTAGTTTTTCACCTGGAGTGAATGAACCAACTGAGTTATATGCAGTAACAATACCAGTTGTAGTAGCAAATCTTAAGTGAGCAGTAGCACCACTTGCTTTACCCTTAATAAATGTTGGTAAAGATAAAGTTACTGCTTGGTTTACTGTAAGTTCTGTATATGTTTGTATATCGTATAAAGTAGCATCCCATTCGTTTGTTGCTGGTATTGCTGCAGAATATGATCCAGATTCTAGTGCATAATCATAAACTCTTGCAACACCAATCTCTTTACCAGCAGCTACATGACCTACTGCACCAATTCTGGAATCTCTAAGACTAATATTTGAAGTTGTAGTAAATCCAATTCTTGGAGCACCATATGCCCTATTAACAGTTAAAGTCGGACCAGTAAAGTAGTTTACTGCTTGATCCTTTAAAGTTTTCTTTGTTCTTGTCTTTTCAAAATCAAGATATACAACATTTCTTACAGGAACTTCAAATCCTTTGATAAATGCTTTACCTGGAGATATCTTATAGGTTCCTAAATCTTTACTTGGAGTGTTATTACTATATGTTAATTGATTTGCATTAAATACACCATTATTTCCTTGCTTATCATTTAAAGACTCTTTTGCTGCAATTTGGAATGGTTTTACATAGAAATCACCAGTATGACTATATGTACGTCTTGCTAATTCTTCTCCAAGTTCATTATACTTAATCTTATCGTCAATATGAGATATTGATCCACCACGGACAATTAGTAATTCAACAAAGTTCTCATTCTTCTCAGAATCTAGTGACTTTTTAACTAATCTTGCTGTTACCTGTAGTCTATCAGCACCAGGAGCAGCAAAGTTATTAAAACCTTTTGCATTATCAGTAAGAGATGGATCTTCACTTGAAGATATTACCCTTTCAGATATTTGCAATCCAACTCTATATGTTGGTGTATCGCTACGTGAATCTAATATTAATGTTTGAGACTGAACCCTTACAAAAGTTCCTCTTAAGAAATAAACACCTTCAGATAAAAATACTGCAGATCCAACGCTTGAAGCATCTGAAGGAGCAGTTTTAGCACATCCTTGTCCTGCTTGTAATGATATATTATTAGTTTCTTCTACAATATTTTGATCAAGTAATAAAGTCTCATCATCATCAAATTCTTCTTTATCATTAATCCCCTGTCCAAGATAAGAAACTATTAATGTAACATAACCTCTTTCAGACTCATTGCTCATTGCATGAACAATCTTAGCTTTTACACCAGAATTTGAACCTCTAACTACCTCATTAATTAAAACATCCCAATACTTTTTAATATCAATACCAAGAAATGTAGTTTCAACTTCAACAGTGAAAAGTGTATTATTATAGTTAATTTGTCCTGGAATTACACAAGATCCTTCCTTAAACAAGTGAGTACCAACTTGCTCCACCTGATTCTGGAGAATCGACTGCATCGTCGTTAGTTCTCTTGCCTGAATTGGCAGTCCTGGTTTAAATAATACCTTATAAAAATCCTTATTTACATCAAAGTCGTCAAAATAAGGCGATACATTGAGATTAATTTCTTGTGCCATAATTGTCTTGTATTACCTTAGAATTGCAAAATAACCTTAATATCTTCTCGCTGGTTAGCAGATCTTGTAATAGAAGGTCTGTTATCAACGTAGAGCACTGTACCAGTGTATTTTTCTACCTCAGGGTTAGCAACACCTTTAATAAAGGTCTGTCCCAAATAATATGTTCTATTATTTATTACAGTACTTATACCAGGATTTGCAGCTGATCCGAATCCTGAATCTATGTATAAGTCTTTTGTACCACCTGTAATTTTAAGTTCTCCACCAGATATTGGTTCCCCAGTAAATTGATTAAGATTAAAACCATATGTAGGAGATGCTTTTTGAGTACCATCAGTATTAAATCCAACTAAAGATCTATCCTGCCAATATCTAAGAACACCTGTAGTTTTATCATACGATACAACTCTTCCAACAGCAGTTTGTCCCGTTCCAACTTGTTGTGTAACGTAACTGTTATTTGCAAACGTTGTTGTCTTGTAATCATCATCATTGGGTGATAAACCCTTCAATACCAATCCTTGAAGAGCACTTGCCCTATCGTCAGTAATGATAGAAGTTGATTCAAATGCTTGTGGATTTTCAACAATTCCAATTCTAGCAACCTTTGT